TATCATATTTTTGAGAAGTTAATGCCTTAAACATTCTGATGATACCATCACCTACCATTTCTTCTCTAAATGTATAATTGATAAAGTTGGGGGCATAACTTAATTTATTTGCAATTTTACTAACCATTAAAGCCAAATTATCTGACATGTTACCGGTTTTATAATAAACTGCTATTTCTTCATCAAATTCTTGAGGATTTACATAAAATTTTTCTTTATCTGCTTTTTTCTTGGCGTATGTAGGTTTGACTTCAATTTCCTCTTCTTCTTCGTCTTCTTCATCTTCAATTTCAAACAAATCTTCATCTTCTTCATTATCATTTTCTGCTTTTGGATTTGTTGAAGAAAATCCTAACATTTCTGCTTCTTCTTCTGTATAGATGATATTTTCAAAATCATCTTCTTTTCTTTTACGCGGAGATTTCTTTTTCGGAGTATTCATATTTTTCTAAAGTGTACATTTTTTTTCTTGCTTCTAGGTGTTTTTTACCATATCTAGTATTATCTGCTATATCAAATATAGAAGCAAGAGTCTTGGTCGGGTGTAATCGTAATACTCGACCAATAGATTGCATAATTTTAATTTTAGCTTTTCCTATGGAAGCAAAAATTATATTATGAAGATTGGGAATGTTGATTCCTGTGCTAAAAATTTTAGAGATGGCTACTACAATCACATCACGCCTGTCCTCCATCAAAGAACGAATCTTTTCTCTCTCTTCCATTTCAGTGGAACCTTGAATAAAATATACAGGTCTCCTAGGTATTTCTCTTAAAATGTACATTTGGTCTAGAAGTCCGTATAGAGTTTCTCCATGTTCAATACGATCCACCATTATTAAGGTATTTTCTTGCAACCTCATTGCTAAATTTACAATAATTTCATTGCGTCTAAAATTAGAAAATAAAAATTCCATTTCTTGACGATAGGCCTCGGCTGGTTCTTGTATATCTATATCAAAAATTGGAGGGTTGGTGTGTTTAATATTTAAAATAATAATTTTAAAATTAGATACATATGACTGTTCTTTTAAAGAATGTGTCTTCTCTTCGTATACGATGGGTCCAAATTCACCTATGATATTCCATTCATCAATTTTAGTAGAAGGAAGGGTTCCAGTAAATCCAAAACGATGATTAGTGTTTACAAATTTCAATATATCATTGATACAATTACCTCTTTTGGTTTGATGTACCTCATCCATCAACAATAATTCCACATCCGCTAATACAGAAAGATCTGACTTCTCTGACATTAATATCTGAGATCCAGCCACCGTAATAAGAGCTTCTGGGTTATATGGTGATCCACCACACCACTTATGCACTCCAGTCAATCCGTAAGAAATAAAATCTTCTGCAGTTTGCTCTACTAATTGGATAGAGGGTACTATTACTAGGATTTTATTAATATTTTTTTCTTTTTGAATAAAACTTTTAATTAAACCAGCCATGATTAGTGTTTTTCCACCAGCGGTTGGAATAACAACAACACCTCTGCCGTGTTGTAAAGCCCTAAAGATAGACTTCTCTTGATAATCCCTATATGTCTTGTTGAGACAAACTACTTCCGGTGAATCTATAAGAGGATTATATTTGATTAATAATTCTTTTTGAACTTCACACTTAATATGATTGGAATAACAATACTTCAATATTAAACCCACCAAACCAATTTTAAATTTACCCTGAGGAGTTATACTATATATTCTAGAAGAAGCATATGGAGCTCTTTTATAAGATGGATTGGGTACTGAAAAATATTCTCTGATTAAATTAATATAGGAAATATCTCCTTTAATTTGAGCTCCCTTGCCATTGGCAGATAAAATTAACTCCACAGTGTTCATTAGGTAGTTTCTAGTTTAGTTATTTCTGTAATATTACGCATATCATAGGTCATAGATCTAAGAATGGTTTCTACCTTTTCTAGATATTCTATAATCAACTCCGTGTCTTCAATATCTTGAATAATATTTTGAACTGAATCTGAAGATTCTATTTTTTTCTCTAAAGTAGTTTTAGAAAGTCCTGGAGGAATTGCATTTTGACTTTCAAGAGAAGCTAAAACTGCTACATAAGTTAATTTTTTCTTTTTATTCAAAGAATTTAGATGTCTCTTGGCAAATATTAAACGAGCTACCCATTTGTGTTTAATACCAGGAAGCATTAATTGTTTTTGAAGAAGATTGATTTCATCAATACGGGTATCTTCTTTTAATTCGGTATTGTATTTGTCTAGATCCCACATAAATAAATAAGTATTATCTATTATGAATTTAAATTTTCAACCATTGGTTACAAAAATATTAGAAGATATGAATGTTGCTGGTACTCCTGGAGCTTTTGGTAATACTGGAAATTTAATGACAGATCCAGATGTTAAAACGGCCATGGCTATTACTGGAGGAGGTGTAAAACGTTCTAAGAAGAAAAAATTGCCTAAGGTTTTTAAAAGAAATTTTCCCAAAACTGGAGGTTTGTAATGGATACTGGTCATTGGAACATAGTACCTGGAGTTATTTTAACAGAAGAAACTTTTGGGTTTATATATGAAATAACCAACAAAATAGAAAATAAAATATATGTTGGTAAAAAACAATGCATGTCCAAACGAAGGCTTAAACCCCTTAAAGGCAAACTTCGGAAAAGATTAACCATTAAAGAATCTGACTGGAAAACCTATACAAGTTCTTCTGAAAAATTAAATGCAGACATAGAACACTTCGGCAAAGAAAATTTTAATTTTCTTATTTTAAAAACTTGTACCTGTAAATGGGAAATGGCTTATTATGAGATAGAAACCCAAATAATAAGAGGAGCTATGTTTAGAGAAGATTATTATAACGGAATAATCAATGTACGTATAGGAAAAGCACCTAAAAATTTAATAAAAAAAGAAGTTAATTATAATTATGTATAAATCACACTGCATTTACTGTGAATCAGAATATTTTGGTTTGGGTTGCTTGTATTCTCCTACACATACTCACGTACATATGTCTCCTACTGGGTGTATGTACTGTGGAAATACTTCTTTAGGGGGCGGATGTATTTATAATCCATACGGATCAATACATGTAAGAGGGCCTGAATTTTTAAATAAAACCAGTGCTCAGGCAGAAAGTACTGTGTTGTTAAATTATTTAATAAGCAAAATTAAAGAACCGACTACAAAAGAAGGTTATAAATCTCCGTTAGATAGATTTTACAAAAGATTAGTAGGAATCATATCACATAGCAGCGAACCCTTGTTAGAAACTTTAATTTTACAAGAATCTTCTAATATAAAAGAAAAAACAAAAGAAAATTTCTTAGAATCTTATAATTTTAAGAAAAATTTACAAGCTAAACTAGAACAGGTAGAAGACCTTATAAAAGAAGCTTCTTTAATTTTACCCCCCGAAATGGTTGAGGAAGCTATAATTGACGCTATAATAGAGTAATGACGGTAAAAGAATCATTAATAGTCTTTCTTCCACAAAGAGTTATAATTTTTCCTTTTTATAAATTTGGTAATGAATTTTTATTTAAGATATTTAAAAATTTACAAGAATGGGATCTTTTAAAAAATAAAAAAATAACTGGAAAAGAAAAATATTTTAAATATTTTGTTGAAAAAGAAATTTCTTCTATTATTAATGATATTACAATTATTTTTAAACAGTTAAACATAAAAATTTTTACCTTACAAAAAGATTTTATAGTAGATAGTAATTTATTAAACCTTATAGAAGATAAAGATATTTTAATCAAACATATAAATAAAATTTTTTTAAAATTAATGGGAAAAAAATATTTCCATAAAATATCAAATAATTTAAATTTTAATACTTCTAATATTATGTATAAAAATTTACATTGTGCAAATTCTACCGGAGAAGAAGTTGAATTTGTCATTAAACTTCTTAAAATAACACAAAATGAGTAACAAGTACGTAATTTTTCACATAGATGGTGGAGCTGGTAAAAGTGTGCTTGCTACAGCTGTAGTTGAATCTATCAAGAACTTCTACCCAGATAGAAAAATAATAGTAGTTACACCATATCCAGAAGTATTTTTACACAATACCTCTATTTACAGGGTGTATAAAACTGGTTTATATGCATATTTTTATGATGATTTTGTAAAAGATAAAGATTCTATTATTTTAAAACATGATCCTTATAATTCTGGAGATTTTATCAATAAATCTAAACATTTAATAGACATTTGGTGTGACACTTTTAATATTCCCAGTGTAACTCTTATTCCAAAAATATTTCTGACACAGAGAGAATTGTATAATGCGGCAAAAGTAATCAACAAACAAGGACCTATTATGCTTATTCAATGTAATGGTGGAGGAGAAAATCAGGACTATGATTATTCCTGGGCCAGGGATCTACCGATATCTGTTGCTCAGGATATAGTCAATTCTTGTAAGAGTAAATTTAATAAAATTTTACATATTCGCAGAGAAAATCAACCTAAATTAGATAATGTTACACAAGTAACAGACAATCTACGTAATTTATTCTGTTATACCTACCTGGCAGATAAATTAATATTAATAGATTCAGTTATTCAGCATGCTGCCGCGGCTCTTGGTAAAAAGGCGGCTGTTGGCTGGATTGCCAATTCTCCAAATGTTTTTGGACATCAGTGCCATGTTAATATCAAACCATCCTCTAAACCTTCTTTTAGGCATATGGTGGATTCATACTTTGAAGATTATGATTGGGTAGGCAGAAGGCTTTATGAATGCCCATATGATGATCTAGATAACCTTTTTGATAGACAAGAATTTTTAAATTACCTTTCCAATGATTGAAAATAACCAAGAAGTTTTATTCCAAGTAATACGCATTTTTTCTGAAAAAGATCAAGAATGGCTTCCAGCTATTAAAGATACAAGTGCTCATGATTTTGATCCAGTCTGGGTTGCAGCTTTAATGTATTTGATTCTAGATAGATATGTGTCTAACATAGATGATAATGCTCAACAAGATTTTACAGAAAAGGTATACAAAATTTTTGAAGTAATGAAAGAAAATGGTCAACATTATATGGAAAAACTTAAAGTACAATAAGTAATTGCATGCGTTCCCAAAAATTTTTAGAATCTTTAATACAAGAGAATTTATTTTTATCAAAAAATTCTTTAAAGAAATCTTCGTTCAATGATCTATTAAAACAAATTATCGGTGAAGATCTAGCAACTGCTCCAGTCCCTACGGATGTTAACGAGGTGCCTCCTCAAGTAGCTCAACAAACAACAACTCCTTCAGCCCTTC